GCACCCGCAGGATCGACAATATGGTAGCGCGTCACATTTTTCGTTGGAATAGTGTCGGGAGATACCACATTGACCTCCTTGTTGAACTTGGGAAATTTGGTGGCGTGGGACTTTACAGGAACCCCGTACGCACGAATTAGGATCTCCTCCCTAGGCCGACCAACCAGTGTCTCCTTAATTCGCTCGTAGCCACCGAAAGGGTTATCCTGCGAGTGGAAGTAATGGACGCTGGCATTGCGCTTCTTACTCCGCTGGACATAGGGGACAAGCTCGCCGTTGAGAAGTTCAGCCTCTCGGCTTTCTATGCTGGTGGCTCCGTCTAGATACTCTTTAATGACCTCCGTATATCCGTCAATAGGCGTGAAGGTAAGCAACAATTTTGCGTTGCGGGTTGCCAGTCGGAACCGCAGGGTATTTATAAGCTCAGGCCCAAGCAGATACTCATCCAGCCAAACGCCCACATTATGCCAATTAGGAGACCTAGAACCCAACTCCGCTCCCTCAAGGATGGTCGGGTTGTTCTGGTACTGGGAGTAGGTCTTAAATATGATCTGAGAGCCGTTGGGTAGGATGAGCGATGAGTCAGTAAAGCCATTCTTCTTCGTGTAGCTAATGTATGTCCCAGAGGATGTCTGCTTTGTGCGTAGCTCCGCTGGAAGCCAATCCCACACGGCACTCTGCTGCTGGCGGATGCTAACCTCGGAAGTCTGTGCGAAGCACATGATCTCGGCGTTGGGGTTTTCTATAGCAGCACGCACCACGGAGAATGCACCCCACTGGGTTTTGCCCGAATTTTTTTGCAAAATATCACCAATAAAGTAGTTCCCTGTATCTGGAACTTCTATATCCCATATCTCGCTTACTTGTTTATCATAAACCTTGACAATAGTTGTTTCCCAAGGTTTAGTGAGTGCGCATGAAAATAATCTTAGAAAACATTGTATCGGGCAACGAACTAAAGGAATTGATCGCAGAAGGCAAAACGCTCCAAGAAGTCTCTGACCTAGCTTTTGAGCGATGCGGCCAAAAATGGTCAACCGCTGGGGTTTCAAAACTCTGTAAGAAGCACAAGATTCCGATGCCTCGTGGCGGCCCTCGTAGCGGATCTCTGCATAAGGGTTGGAAAGGTGGAAGGCTCCTAAATAAGGACGGTTATGTCGAGATATACTCTCCGGGTCATCCGAATGCAAAGAAACATAGCCATTATATTCTGGAGCATCGTCTAGTGATGGAGCAGCAGTTGGGTCGATACCTTTCAAAGAAGGAAGTCGTCCATCACAAAAACGGGGTGAAGACTGACAATCGTCCAGAGAATCTAGAAGTCTTTGAGTCCAACGCAGAGCATTTAGCCGCAACCTTGAAAGGACAGATCCCACAATGGAGTGAGGAAGGAAAAAAGAGAATTCGTGACGGCCAGAAAAACAAGGGGCCGATGAAGCTCTCCCCAGAGTCGAGACTACGCCGCCGATCCCTATGTCTTCTACGGAACGCCATCCAAAAGGAGTTGAAACTTGATGCGCCGCCGAGCACTGAAACGAGTCACCGTTACCTAGAAGCACGAGGTATGTCTTGGCAACAGTCTTTACAAATGGTCGAAGAGCACGGCATTGCATCTGTTTTTCCCCATCCCACGCAAGCACATGAAAATCACCAGTAATTTGTGAGACTGGTGTGCTCGTCTTTAGAACTGGGTCGTAAATCTCCTGCTCTGGAGCAAGGCAACGGTTGCCTCCAAGTGCCACAATTTCATTTACCTCCTGTAGCTGATCCTCTGCCTTCGCCCAGTGTGGGAGTCTGAAGCCAAAGCGGTACGGGTCGCGTTCTGCGTTGTCCACAGCCTCATGGTATACCCTGTGAAGCTCTATAAGCTCCTCTGGCTCCATGAGGGAGATTTCCTCATCGGTCGGAGGGGAAAGTATCTGGTGCGTGCGCCACTTCATTTTGTCTTATATGCTCCAGTCTCCATGAGGATGTCCTTGATATGGTAGACACTATCACAATAATCACACCCAAAGGCATCGTCCTCTGGAGGGAACGAACCGCGATTCCCGTCAACAAAGTGAAGCTCACTATATTTCTTGTTGTTCTGGCAGTGCTGGCAGACTCCGATAAATGGTTTCATTCGCATCTCCAGCACCACATGCCAAATCTTCGCGTTGAACTTCTCGGCCAAGTATGAGGCGTAGGTTAGCGTGTGGCACTTATATTGTGCCCCGTCATGCTCTACCATGTAGTAGTAAACTAGGTTGCCACCATCCTTGAAGCAGTCTGCGTATCTGGATTCTGGTTCTTGTATCATTGGATTATTTCAGCCTCGACTGCCTTCGCCTTCACCTTGCTGGCAATGCGAGATTTAGCCTCTGCGATCATCTTGGCGGCATCGTCGATACTCGCCCCCTGCCTGTGTTCCACGACCGCAGTAGCCATGCCAGAGAGCTGCATGGACTTGTCCGTGAGGACACCCACGGTGATCGCCAGTCGGTCTGGGGAGATGTTCTTGAGTTGTTCGGGGTCGTCGAACAACTGGTCTGCCTTCGCAAACAGCAGGTCGGTGTAGGTCTCCGCCGCCATCGCGTACTTCTGCGAGAACTCCTTACGCTTCGTCTCCAGAGTGTCAGAATGCCGCCACATGAGCGACCGCACGGTGTCACGGGCAAGCCCGGTGATCTCGGAGGTGCTTTTGATGCTCTTACCCTGTGCGAGCAGCCAGAGGCACTTCGCCGCAGCCTGTGGGTTCCAGAATTCCACACGCTGCCTATTGCCGTGTTCCTCGGCTCGGCGCATGACCTCTGCGAACCATTCCTGATCTGGTTCTGCGGTTAGTTTCTCGCTCATGGTGGTTAGTTTTACTTCAGCTTTGCGGCGTTTGCAATAGCTGAAGCGTTACCTTTTGCTTGTGACTTCCTTGCTGGTTTTTTAGGCGCAGATTGATTAGGTGTTGCGGTTGGTTTTTGAATGTCCGCAGAGGCTTTTTTGGGCCTGCTTCTAGCGGCTTTTTTTAACATGGCATTTTGCATTTCTACAGCCTGATCATAATCAGTAGTATAAATATCCGTTCTTGGCTGATACTCTCCCTCAAAGCTTGGATCAAGCACCATCATCACAACATCTGGTTCACCATTGTTGAACTTCTTAAAGGCGTTTTTATCCCAACCATCCGGGGCAAATTCGTCATTCCAAGGAATTCTTGCCGCCTCCACAAAACCATGCGTTCCGTAAAACTCTGGAAGAATGGTATCAAATGCATCCAGTTTTTTGCCACCAGCGGAAATAGCCGCTTCCATGATGCTGCGCCCACTTCCCTTTTCCATTGAGAATACAGAAACAATATCACCATCAGGCTTGACCGCAAATCCAGACTTGCCCGAATCCGAAAGGAACAACTTCATTCCTTGGTAATCCTCTACCGGGTAAACATAAACTGCAGCACCGTGAGGTGACTCGTCTTTGCTTTGTTGGATGGTATCTGCAAACTTTTTCGCTGATACTTGGTCAGAGGGATCAAGCTCCAAGAACTTGACAACAGGAAGACCATTATTTCTAAATGTATTTGAAAGCTTCCTTCCCGGCTTCCACTCAGAAATGTACTTTACACCTAGATTCTTTTTGGCCTTTGGTTTTAGAACCCCTGTGTCGCCACTATCGACTCCGCTTCTTGTCTGGTAAGACCAGAGTGCCTTTTCATTGCCCGTCCGATTTCGTCTAACTCTTGAGACTGAGACATATTGTTTGAACTGTTGCTTTTGTTTTCCAGTAAACCCTCCAGCACTTTCCTGCTGTTTGGCTGGAGCTTCAGTCCCTTCCTCAATTGTAGGTCGTGTAATTGCTGCGCGGTCATTTTTAATTTTGGTTAATACTTCGTTTATGCGTTTTTCTGAAACGCCTTTGTTACGGGCAACCCCGATTGCTGCATTTGCGTAATCTGGTGCTTCGTCGTCCTCGTACCCATCAGCATCTGATGCGTCAATAGAATCTTGGTCGGATTTAACCTTGGCGGTTTCATACAATCGTTTTTCAGCATACCACAGGACTGCCTGTAAGTCTGCCATCGTCAGGTCTTTATATTTTGGATCTGCCCTGAGTTCGTCAAGCATCAAACCAAAAATTTCTCGGATGAAATTGCGTTCTGCTGGGTTGGCTGGGGCTTCCTTCTGACCATCAAGGTACTTGGCTAGTCCATTTCCAGCCTTACGGAACTCTTCTCCAGTTGCAGTGAGATTCATCTCATCGCGCAACTTTGGTTTCATGGATGATTTTTGAATGGCAACAGAAAGCTCTTCTGTAGTCATTTGAGATATATCTCTTCCAATAACTTCATCCATTCGGGCTTTATCAGAATCGGTCAATTTCGAGCGGGTTTCCTCAAGCCTTGTTTTTGCGTTTTGAGTTAGCTCTGGATTCAGCTCAACTAGCGTTCCAGTCCATCTTCCCCAAGTGCGAACCAGCCAACGATCCATCGTCAGTGCATCAAACAATCCGTACAAGTTGGAGAAAAACCCATTTCCAATTTTTGGGCCAAGTATGGAAGACCCCCTTACCAAGGTATCGGAAAATTCACCGCCCGGAGACAGGTCTTTGTTGAGCCTTGAAATTTCACCAACCGTAAAGTTGGTTTGCATGAATTGACGGGTATTATCAACCCCCCATTCTTTGGTTAATTGATTGAACAATCCAAGTCCTTCGTTGATGGCTTGTTGCGCCTGACCAGCCTTTATGTCAGTAGGCATTTGTCCTGACTTGCGATATTCACGATATACTCGTTCCGCCAGCTCAAAGTTCTTGTCTACCTTTAGTCCGTTGGATGTTACAGCCAACGCCCAAGTAAATGCAAAACGAGCGTTTTGGTCTGTTGCTATTTCTGGGAACATTAACGACATCACGCCAAGAGCTTGCTTGGTTTTCTCGTCATACCAACCAATAGCGTTCGGATTCTGCTCCAAAGCTATTAGGGCATCTTTCAACCCAATTCTAGCAAGATATTCAATTGACTCCAAACTTCTCTCGGACAGCTTAACACCAGCCTTTTCTGCGGCATCAAGAACTCTGCGTTGAAGCTCTAACTTAAAGTCACGCCCTTTTCTCCAAGATTGTGAGTTTGCAACCTTGATTGCATTAGAAATTACCGATTGCTCGTCAACGGATTCAGGAACATCAACTCCAGTTGATTTAAGCTCTCCAGAATCACTTTCTTGCAATGCTTCATCTGATGTCTTAGCAACTGGTACTGGTTCTGGCATGAAGCGGTTTTGCGCCTGTGGCTCCATCCACCCGATAGCATCCGCAGGATACGAGTCCAGCATCGCCTTGGATGTAATGGGGATAAGTTTCTCATCCATCTCGTTGATCGCAAACATCTGCTTGCCGTCTGCCCACAGACCTTGAGCCTCCTGCTTGTTAGCTACGGGGTTGAGGTCTTCTGGGGAGACACCCTCTGGCATCGCTCGCTGGGCTTCTGGCATGCGGACTTGGCTCACAGCCTCATAGCTGAACGGCATGGCTGCGTACTCCTCTGGAGCCATTGGGACTGCCTTGCTGACGCGATCTGCGCGGTAGGTGCGGTAGACATTGTCCTTGCTCTT